ATGCGCTTGTCGCCGTATCCTCAACATAAAACTTTTTCATGTTTTGAATATAGGTTTCTCTCGATCCAAAGGCTATGTTGGAAACACATGGCTGCTCATCCTTGCTATCTCGCCAAAGAGTTGCTTGCACCAAGATATAACCCTTTTCAGCATCATGACTAATAACTGAAATATCGGATCGACCGGATGGGAAATTACTTATGAACCATTTGTTCAAAGTAGCCACATCCTCATAATCCTCAAGATTAAATGCCATTACTTATCACCCCATTCAAATTGGTCATCTTTGACTGCTTCAAGGACTGTGTTATAGACAGCCCCATAGGCAATGAAGTCTTTGATACTGTCGTAATGATCTGAGGTTTCACTAAGCCGAGAAACCTTGACAAGTGCCATGCACAATGCAGCTTGGTGTGGTGTGATTGGGAAATCAAGATATGCAGACCAAAGACCTGCAATTCGTTTGTGGTTATAGTATGGATGTCCATAGACATTTCCACGCTGCTGGATCGTAGTAATGACATCATCAAGTAATTGCTCAGTTTTTGTCATAGTCAAATACTTCATCAGACTTTGCTTTTGTTTCAGCCATTCTGCGATACATATCCCAGCCGTCTTTTCTGCCTTTCCAATAACCTGACTGAAATGCAGTTTCCTTGATCTCATGGATAATCCATATTGCAATCGTTAAAGCCACAATTGACCACATGATTACATATCCAAGATCTTTTAATTCGTCATACATGTTGCTCCCTTACATATCCACAGTATCTCTGTGAATACATAAAGTATGACCTAGATCAAGGACAGGCGGTTAATTACTTTCGGCGTGTTTTATAACGATTAGATAACGCCAAGATCCTCAAATTCATCGATATGAGTATCAATCGTGCGCTCGATATAGTCTGTTTCACGCCCCATAAGACTTTCCAAGAGCTGTAAAACTGCCATCTTTGTTTATTGGAATCATCTGGACATTCATATTCTTGCCATCCCAATCCATTATGACTATGCCCATTTGCCAATTTGCCAAGCCTTTTGTATAGGAGGCTTTTGCGCGGTTCATAAGGTTTCCTGTTTCTACCCCATATAAGGGTCTATAAGCCCCATACAGCCCTTCTGAGTAGGCTGACATACCTAGTCTATGGGTATGACCACAAACCACGCTCTTTCCTGCCTTTTTGGCAAGATTTAGGGCAGTCTGTCCAGCGTTAGGATTCATGTTGCCTTCATCGCCATGAGCCAAGATCCAGCCCTTTTCAAATTCAAAGAATGTCTTATGGAAAGTTATGCCCATAGAATCAAAATCCATAAACTTGGCATATTGCAATTCGGGAAGTGAGATCATTCCCGGAACTTTTAATAAAGTGTTATAAAGGCGATCAGTATGATTACTGCGGATAATATGAGCTTCTCGGCTGTGCTCTGTGAGAGCCCAAAGAATTTCTTGAGTGGCTGTGCGGTCATCATCCAAAGTTTGTTGATAAGCCAAAGGTGTTTTCTCAGCCCAACGGCTAATGGTTTGAAAATCGATTTCATCGCCAACGCATAGAACGCTGTCAAATCTTTCACGCTTAGCCAACTTGATGACATTTTTAACAGCTGTTTCATGGTGGTATGGAATTTGCAAATCACTTATTACTAAGTATCGCTTAATCATCATCCTCATCGTCAGTTGGATCTATGGAAGGAATAATCCCGCCATCGCCTACGATCCAATCAGGAAAAGTCTTATGCTCGGTCATTAACCAAAAGGCGTGTTCTGGTGTAAATCCTGCTTTACGAGCTGCTTTATAACATTCGTGCAAAGCCATGTAATGCTGATCTATTTTTGTTAATGGCTCAGGAGTTTGGCGAACGACTCGACGATTAATCTTTTTGCGTTTGATAGGTTTTCGTGTGTTCGCCATGTGATAAGGCTAACTCTACTTAGACAGTATTCTTAGGATTTCCTCTTGGCGTGTTTCTATTCTCGCTAATCTATCAGCAAGAGATGCACCACCATTAGGAGTTAAAGTCCAAAGCCATCCTTTAATAAGATAACGCAGACCCGTAAAGAAACCGACCAATACGGCGGTTATGCCAGCAGCGAAGCCAGCCCATTCTGCCGGTGTCATTTTTCAGACGAACCAATTCCGTATGCTCCCTCTTTTGGATCTAGCCACTTAATAACCGGTGCAATAACAGCACCTAATAACATAGCATATTCAGGTTTCATATCTCCAGCAATAGCGAGTGCCACAGTAATACCAGAGGCAGCCACAGCTCTTAAATATGACTTAATTGCAGCCTTATGTTTTTTGCTTAGTTTCATGAATTGCCTCCTAGTAGTGGGATGTTAAAGAACTCGCCTTTTTGATTTGGTTTGAATGAAATGTGGATGTGCTTTATGTGTGGATTAATACCTTTGTATCTGCGCCATTTCCAGTTTAATAGTTTGCTGGCAATATGATGATTGTGAATAACATATTTGATCCGCTTATCTGTTTTGCCAGCAATGCGTATTTGGTCAGCAAGGTAAGCAGATATGCCCTCAGCCTTGCCTAGATCAGCTGTAATATCAATGGCACAAACCTCACCCGAAGGTAAAGCGTTGTGATCCGATTTTAGTTTTGAATGCCTTTCGTCTGAAATCCAACCATCGGATTTTCTCGATCTATCTGGAAAACAATCATCAATTTGCTCCCGCAATTGAACAGCTGCTTTTGATAGATATGGCTTCATTACATTACGCGGATGGTTTGCCTAGAGTTAAACCCTCTGGAAGTGGCTTGCTGTAATCCCATTTAGCAACATAATCGCCCACGCCATCTGAATCGTTTTGCAAAATGATGTATCTATCAAACAACATCAAGTCAGATAACTCAGGATATGAGTCAATAATTGTTTCGTATATGTTCATGCTCTGATTCCTATTCCGCTAAAGTATGTATCACTTGAACCACCGCTAAAGGTTACTGTTCCCGCTGTGCCTCTACCATAAACTTCAACATAATCGGTAGAACCATTAAAATAAATAACTGTTCCGCCTGTTTGCAGACATCCTGTTGAAGCATAAATTTGACCAAAGGATTTGAACTGACTGCCATTTTTGTAAATAGCAAATAATTGACCACCACTTGAAGTTTGATAAATATAAGCAGAAGCATTTATTTGATAATAGCCAGCAGTTGTTGGTGTGAATCTATAATTGCTAGTATCATAATTTGAAGCAGTATCAAATTCCTCTGTGGCAATAGCAATTTTTGTCCAAACATTTGTAGTTGGCGTTGTATCAGAAGCAAGGTATGCGCTAAATGCTGGAAATGTTGTTGCACCAGCAGGTGCTGCCCATTTAAGTCCAGTAGCAGTAGAACTGTCAGCAGTTAAAACATAAGTATCAGTTCCAACCGCAAGTCGTGCTGGAGTATCAGCAGCAGTTGCACTTATCAAATCTCCTTTGGCATCAACAATTGCATTTTGAATTGCATTAGCATCATCGGAAGTTGCCCAAGTTGGCACGCCACCGGCGACAGTTAAAACTTGTCCAGTTGTTCCAATGCCAAGTCTTGTGTTTGTGTTTGCTGTCGCTGAACGATATTCAATATCGCCGAGTGTTGTAGATGGATTTAAGGCTTTTGTTGTTGTATCAACAGATGATCCAAGCGTGCGAATAGCAGCTGCGCCATCCTTAACCAGATCGGTGTCATCCGGTGTTTCCCAATTATAATTCGTTGTGTTTGCCATATTAGGCTACTGCTCCTATCGCGTTTTCCCATGTTAGTATAGCGGATAAAGTGTTCCATGCCTCTGAGGCTGATACTTGATCCCAAGCAAGTGCTACTTGAGAAAATTCAATCGGGCTCAAATTTATGGTTAAGAATAATTCGTTGAATCTAGTGCTCCAACGCCAGCCTTCAACATAACCCTCAAATTGTTCGGTTGGGGCTATCTGAACGGGCAAGTCTGTAATTCGCATTGGCTGACCAATAAAGATTTGAAGCAAGGCATCTCGGTTTGCATCATCAATTTCTGAGTTTGTTATCGGAAAAGTTATTGAATCAAGTAATGGTCTTGGATAGGCTCGAAGGTCAATATAGCGATCAGCCACAGCTTGAGCATCAATTGCATCTTGCAAAACAGTATTAATCGTTTCGCCTTTATATCCAAAAGTAGCAATTGAGGTCGCATCGGTAGCAGTTTTTTGAGATCCAAAATTTGTGCCGTAATTGATGTAAATATCATTGCGAACATCAGCGGATCGAACCAAAGTTCTTAAACCTGCTCCAATAGCAGTATTTGCTGAAAGATCTGTATAACCATTATTGGCAAGGTAAGTTTGGCGATGAAGCGCATCCGCATATCCAATGCGACCTTCAGAATCCTCATAAAGCACACCAAAGGCTGAATTGGCAATAAGGCTTGCAATGTTGTAAATAGTGTCTGGGCTTGATGCACGATTTGTCATTCCGTATTGTCCGGGTTGATCTATGTCGCCAAGTCCTAAATTTTCAGCATTTGCCCAAGTTGTTGTTGGATCATATCCTGACCAAGTTTCACCTGCTGGCACTTCATTCCAATTGCTTAATAGCAAATCAGCAAGCAAAGCATAAATTTGATCGCCGTCCTCATCTTGGGACAAAACACCATTTGTAATGACTTTTGGTAATTTAGCCAATGACCCTAAAGCAAGGATTGTATAGGAATAGGTTTTAGCAATTGATGATGCGGTTGCAACTTCGGTGGTTAAATCAGTTATGTTTCCACCAAATAAAGTCCTAAACATATTGGTGCTATCTTTAACTTGTAAGGCTATTCCATCATTAACTTGGAAATTGTAGTTTTCATCATTTAAAGCAACTAAAGTGAATTGCAAATACGATGGAAGTGGTTGAGCATAAATATCCTCACGACCAGATTGATGAACTATGTCTGCAATTGCTACATCGGTGTATTCAACCCCATTGACAGTTAATTTCCATTCAGGAGTAAATACGCTCATTAATCGCCTTTGATGCCTGAGTTATACAGCTGTGGAACTGATCTTGATGCGCTGTTGTTTAACACCTTGGCGACCGCCCTTGCAGCACCCTCACTATCAATTGATTGAACTGTAATGTTATTTATTACCGCTGGATTGCCTGCGCCATAAGTAAAATTAGAACTTGGAACTGATGGGGTTTGACCAAGCATCCCACCCGTCTTTGATGGGTTTGGAATATATCCAACATCTGCTCCGGGCTTAATCAAATTAACTATTCGAATTGCTTGATTTGCAAACTCAACTAATAAACCAATTGCTTCTCTAACAAATGTAATGAATCCTGAAATAATTCCAGCAGTAGTTTTGATTGCTGCACCAAATGATGCCGCACCCTTTTGGCTTTCATCTAAAGCTGCTGTTAATCCTGCATCGCCAGTTAATCCAGCAATGAATGCATTAAGGGTTGGAATTCCAGTCTGATTTAAGTAGCCAATAAATCTTTCAACAAATGGCAATAATGCAAATCCAAGACTTTCTTTGGCTTCATCAAATCCTACTTTTAAGCGATCAATTTTGCCTTGAAATGTTTCAGCGTTTGCAGCTGCTGCGCCACCATAAAGATCTGATAATCTTTGTTGAACTTGAGTAAAAGATAATGTTGAAAGTTCGGCTTTAGATAATCCAAGACCTAATCGGCCTAGAGCTGTTGTATTACCATCCTGAGCCCGACCTAATGCGTTGGCAACAGTTTCAAGATCTAATCCTCGACCTTTAGCAATATCCAAAGATAAGTTTAATAATTTTTGCGCTTCATTGACATCTTTTGTAGATACGGCTAATCGCTGGAATGCTGGTCTTAATTGTTCATCAGCCACACCAGTTGCTAAAGATGTTTTAAGAATATAATCCTCAGTAGCCTGTATTTGACCCTCAGTAGCCCCTGTGGCGCTCTTTAATGCAGCAGCCAACCTTAACTGTGCTTGTTCATCCTCTATTGCAGCCTTGACCCCATCAATGGCTAATTTAGTGCCATAGGCAACGGCAGCAGCAGCAGCGACTGCAAATGCAGCAGCAGCCTTCTTTCCAAAATCTGCAATCTTACTTGAATTACTTTCAACGGCTTTGTCAGCTTCGCCTAACTTCTTTTTTAAGTCATCAACATCGGCAAGGATTGATAACTTTAATGTGCGATTACCGGTTGCCATTAGACCCATTCCTTAATGATGCGATCAAAACTTGCTTCCCATTTGTTAATTAATTCAGGCTGAATTTTGCGAAGGGTTGGATAGATAAACCATCCACGACTACCTCTGCCTTGCCGTCCTGAATATGAAGGGAACTGCTTGAACTTATTAGATCCAAACTCAATTCCACCCCATAGGTTTTGCGTAGTAGCACCACCTGAAAATTTCTGTCGTGCGAAACCATAACTGAATTCACCGATTTTGCTGGACTTAGAGATGCTAACGCCGTCCGCAACTCTTTCCGCAACTTTGCGAGATTTTGTTCTAGTTCGAGCTGCTTGCTTAATTTCCTCTGATGCAAAATACGCCAACGCAGCAGACTGCGCTCTTGCTTCTTCAGTAGCCTGTTCATCCATAAGTTTAAATGCTTTGTAAATATCACGCAGATCTTTTTTATTGTACGCGATAGTTTCATTTGCCACTTCTCGCCTCCAATACTTCGATCGCTGTTAATATGTCGTCCGCATCAACCCATTCACTCATTGGTATGTGTGTGGCTATTGCCAACTCAACCAATAACCTGTTTAGGCTTCCTGCTTTATGGCTTTTGGGTCTGCATCACCAACGATGACATCAGCTACAGTTTCCATCCAAATATCCATTGGTTTGATTGGCTTGCTTCCGGCAACTTCACGCTTATGAGCATGATAAGCCAAAAACATAAGATCCCAAATGCCAAGTTTTTCACTCGCTTGCCCAATGGTATTTCCTGTCTGCTTTTCCCATTTTGCCCACTCAGGCGGTTGGGCAATATAAGTTGCTTGCTCGCCTGAGCTGTATTCAATTGTAATTGGTAGTTTCATTTTGCTCCCGTTTTATTTTTTAACTAAAGGTTTCTACTACTGCGCCTTTAGATACTGTGAATGTGAATGATACTGTCTGAGCATCAACACCTGAACCACCAGCAGTTGGAAACTCAGGCTTTACTGGGAACACAAATTGCGCTCCTGATGCAGCTGTAAGTGTCATGCTGATATCTGTATCTGGTGCAGTTTCAGCAGCAGTCCATAGAGCCTCACAAACTGAGTTTGCCTTGCCCCAATCTGCCAACATATCCAATTGGAATGTTCCTGAAATGTTTGTTGTCTTGTAAGCCTCGCCGTCCATTGTCTGATAAACCTGACGCTCATTGACCTTGGTTAGAACTGCGTTTGTCGCTTGTGCTTGAATATCTGTTCCACCTGTGAAAGATAAACCAACATCACGACCGGTAATTACGACTGTTGCCATGATTTCTCCTTATGCTGTTTGTGTGTAGTAGGTAGATACTCGAACATCTGCGATAAGCAGCGTTGATGCACCAACTTGGGTAACTGTCGGTCTTTCAACCGAGCTGACGATATATCCTGCTGGGATAACTGCCAGAACACTCATGATTAATTGCTCGATGTTGTCGAGTGATGCAGGATTGCTGTTATATGCAACTGCAACTGAAACTAGAAAATTGATTTTTGTATGAATAGTAGATTTGTTAATTGTTTCCAATTCCAAATAAGGACTATCTGGAACTACAACCACAGCTGGTGGAATAACGGTTTCTGGCACAAATGAATAAACATTGCCAGCAACTCCAGCCAAAGCGGTCGCAAGTGGTGTGCGAATATCTGAAAGAATTGTGCTTGGCACTATTGAGCCAAACTGTCGGTGTCCATATATGAACCTAATAAACCAACGCACTTATTAAATAATGATCGACCCATTCTAAATGGTGTTGATGTAAAATCTACGCCTTCGATTTGTCCTCCGCCGGCAAGTCTTGCTTGGAAAACTTCGACTGAAACGGTATAGACGGCTGACTGAACAGCTGCGTTTCCAACATAAGTTGATGCGCTAGAAAGGGTAGCAACTCCGGATGGGATGACATTAGCTTCGAGTATATCGGCGTTAGTGATCGATGCTGAAAAGGTATATTGTCCAAGATTGTCTGCCAATACTGTTCTTGTTCCGTTGTAAGGTGATCCGCATCCTGTAATGACAACTGATTGCCCTTCGGTAAATTCATGAATTCCTAATGTAGTAAATGTAGCAACATTATCTGACAATGATGTCGATTGAATTGGTGCTTTGAATGAAACTAGCATTGGAAGGATGACTGTTTCCGCTGTATCAATAATTTGGTTTAGGTAAGTATCATCATATAAAGCAGACGACACGCCAAGCACAGATCTCAACTGTGAAGCTGTAATTATGGTTGGCATGTCATCTCCTTACTCCCTTAATGGATGCCTAGGATCGGGAGCAACCCTAGGCACTCAGTTAAACTAATTTAGTTCTTGTTGAACCAAACTGCGCCACCAGCAATTTTCACTGCTAATGCGCCATAGCCATAGTAAGCAACAGATACTTGACCAGTTGCTGTAATGTCTGAACGAAGTGTTAAGCGTGGGCTCTCATACCATGTGAAA